AACATTTATGTCCTATAAACTATCTAGAGAATCTTTTAAAAAAGCGCAAGGTCGTGACTGGTTTACGGTGAAATAATGTACTACATCTATGATGAAATGGGCGAGCTAATGCGTATTGTCCGCAGAAAAGAAGAGGCCCAGATGATTGTGAGCTGCAGGCACGAATGGTCTTTTGTGCGAGTCCAGGTAAAGCGAAAGTCAATAGATCTATCTCCATTTGAAGATGCCCTAGTATGAAAATAGTTGTTGCGCTGTTATTGCTTTTAGTGGCATTGATTATTTACGGTGTTAATAAAAGCATGCCAAAGACAAAAGTATATGCCTGTGCAGAAGTAACAAAAGAAGATCCAGAAGATGTTCAAAAGATCTGTAAAAAAAGGTGGAGAAGAAATGAAACCAGTAATTAAAGAGGGGCAGTACGAATATAGCCTAGAGGAAATAGCAGAGATGCTAAAGATATCGAGGAGTACCGCCAACGAAACCCAGCGTAGCGCACTGCGTAAATTGCGTGTTGCCCTTGAGAGCAAAGGCTATAAAGCCGAGGATTTTTTGGAGAACTTGAGATGAAAATAACTTTAAAGATTGTTAAAGAAAACAAAGACGGCTCTGCCAATGCGTCAGTAGACTTTGATAAAGAAGGTCTTGAGTTTCTGGTGCAAGAGGGAATGCTATCAATTATGGAGCGGTATCTTAAGCAGGACGATAACGCTAAAGCAGGGCAAAAGCTACGCAAGAAAATAGATAAAAAGAAAGAGGAGATTGATATGGACGGAAGGTGTTAATGAGCTTCACCATATACCAGGCGGACGGGCTTAAGATAATTCAATGGTTCCCGACCATAGAAAGTCTGATAGCCAGTATGATTAAAAACCCTAATGATAGGTACTGGAGAAACGAATGATCCTACTCAAATGGTCAGGGACAGTTCTATGCTTGCTAGGGATTGCGTTAACCAGTTTTAATATCTACCCACTCAATCTGTTCTTTGGCTTGATTGGGAGTGTTTTATGGGCGCTAGCAGGGTTTTTGCAGCACGATGCCCCGTTGGTTTTAGTTGAGGCAGTAGCAGTATTTATTTACATAATAGGAGTTATCACATGGCTGATATAAGCCCAGTAGATTTTTACAAAATTGAAGATGCAATTATGCGCTTTTGGTCTGTTAAAGATCATGTACGTCTCTTAACCCAAAGATACATAGACTATCCGGAGCCTATGTCTGAGGACGAGATGCACAATCATTTGATGGCAATTGAAACCATGATTGAGCTGTACATTGATGCTGCAATGGATACTTATTGCCAAACATTTGAGCTAAATGAGTACGCCTCTGATGAAGTAAAAGCAAGACGTGAAGAGTTGTTTGAGAACTTCAGCAAGAACCGTCAGGATTGGCACAACGCCCTTACATCACTTGTCCCATGCCCCAAAAAAACACCAAGCAAAAAAGGAAAAAAGAAATGACTGAGTATCAAAAGGGTTACTGGTCTGGATCATTGATTGGAGTGCTTGCCTGTGTAGTGGGACTATACATCGGCACTTTCTCCAAGCCAGTATGCGCCCAGGTGCAGAGCTGGGAAAATAGCCCACAGAACTGGCGTAACAGTCAGCAAAATTGGGCCAATAGTTCCCAGAATTACAACAACAGTCCGCAGAATTGGAACAATAATCCCAACAATTATTATTCAAATAATGGGGTTTACTCTAATAGCGGGAATCGTATTGGGTATGAAACAATGAGTCCAAGCGGTGTAAAAAACTACTACGATAACAGCGGTAACAGAACAGGATATAACCCATATGGACGTTAAAGCAAGAGATTACGCAGAGCCAATTTTAAAACTCAATAGTGCAACCAAAAAAATACACGAATCATTCCAAAAGAATATGCCGTTACAGGCGGTTCCAGCCATTGATGATTTAATTTGCGAGTTGATACTGTTAAAGAACTTGGCAAAGTTCCAGGCAAATGCGAATAAATCTATCTAACCCAGAGCTTTATACCTGCAGAATGTTGGGAGTTATGCGCCGCACTACCGCAAAAGATAAAGTTGCAGACCAAAGTGTCGGGAAAGAAAACCCATGGGCTATGGACATGGATGGCGTTATCGGTGAGTTTTGCGTGGCAAAGTCTTTAAATTTATGGCCAGACTTAACAATTGGAGTAAGGCGGGGCGGAGCAGATATCGTTACTCATAAAGGAACTACGATTGATGTAAAGACCACAAGGGTTAGGTCTGGTAAGTTATTAGCAACATTGAGTAAGGCATCTGATCCTTGTGATACATATGTTTTAGCAATTGTTGATGATGAAGGGTGTACTATAGCTGGATGGGCATCTAAAGAAATGCTGTTTCAAAAAGAAAACATTAATGACTTAGGGCATGGCAATGGTTATTGCTTATCCCAGGATCAATTAAATAAGGATATACATGAAATATACTAACAAGTACAACTTGCCTCAGACATTTATGAATGTCATTGCAAGACCGAGCTATACAAAGGGAGCTGCACATATCTCTGCTACTGGATTGCTTAGTAGTCCGAGGATTGTCCAGTTAACGAATAAGCATGACGATGAGATCGTTGTGGATGTATCGGATCAGATATGGTCAATTTACGGCACAGCAATTCATGGCGTACTTGAGCATGGGAGGGACGACAATCACATTGTAGAAGAGCGCTTACATGCCGAGCTGGATGGTTGGAAGATATCAGGAGCCATTGACTTGCAGATCGCTCATAAAAATGGGGTAGAGATTAACGACTACAAAAATGTGGGCGTATGGTCTGTCATGAATGAGAAGGTTGAATGGGAACAGCAACTCAACATCTATGCATGGCTGGTTGAAAAGATTAAAGGCACTCCAGTAGTAAAGCTTGCCATTGTAGCCATCATTCGTGATTGGTCTAGGCGAGATGCAAAGACACGAGCCGGATACCCAGAGGCTCCAGTAACCGTGATTGATGTCAAGCTATGGCCGATGGAAGAGCGCGAGTGCTTTATCCGTCAAAGAATTCATATCCATTCTGAGGGTAAATTTGCAACAGATGCAAATGAAGAGTTACCATTATGTACGCCCGCAGAGATGTGGGAAAAGCCAACGACTTATGCAGTAAAAAAAGAAGGTGCAGTAAGAGCAAAATCAGTCCACAGCGAGTTAGAAGAGGCTGAAGAGGCATTGTTAAAAGCAGGCAGCGGATATGCGTTAGAGGTCAGAGAAGGAGAGCGTACTCGATGCGCCAATTTCTGCCAGGTAGCGCCATTCTGCAGTCAATACAAAAATTATTTAGAGGAAAAATAATCATGTTTAAAAAACTGATGCAACGGTTTGAAGAAGAGTTTGTTGGGCAAGCAAAAATTTATTACCCAGTAAAAGACACTCTGTACTATGGACGCATCTCTGATAAAGAACTAGAAGAAATGCAAGCCCGCAATCAAGCAGCAATAAATGCCAGCATTAAAAAGCTTGGGAAGAAGTGGATCATGCACCCAGCTCATAAAGTTAAGAGGGTTGACGATGGGCGCAAATGATAAGCAGGTCGGCGGCAGTCACTACGCAGAGAAAGCCATACAGCCGTGGGATTACATCCTTGCCAATAAGCTTGGGTATCTGGAGGGTAATGTTGTGAAATACATTTCCAGATGGAAAGAAAAGGGTGGTGTGGATGATTTGCGTAAGGTGATCCATTACACAGAAAAATTAATTGAAGTAGAAACTAAGGAAACTTAAAGAGGAGCATGACAAAAATGCATAAGATCACACTTAAAGCAAACTTTGATACTGGAGAAGGGGATGTCGGTAACTTGGAAAAATGGAGGGAAGTTCCAGCATTGATGAGAGCAGACCTTTTAAAGGACTGGATAGTTGAACTGGAAGGTGAATATCAAATCGCTATATCAGAGGCATTCGGGCCACAATACAACACTGCAACTATGGAAATTCTTCAACATGGAATATAAACAACTACGTGAGATTGATGTCTCTAAATATACGGAGAAAAAGAATGGGCTTACATACCTCTCGTGGGCGTGGGCGGTTGACCAGCTCTTACTCGCTGACGCTAAGGCCCATTGGTTTTATCCGGAGTTTCAAAGATGGGGAAACGGTACGGTCATGGTATTTTGTACCGTTGTGGCAAATGATATTGCCCGCACAGCACAGTTGCCTGTCATGGATTATCGTAACAAACCAATTCCTGAGCCGGACTCTTTTGCCGTAAATACCGCTATGCAACGCTGCCTAGCCAAGGCGATTGCGCTCCACGGAATCGGGTTATACATCTACAACGGTGAGGATGTCCCGCCAGAATTGGGTGCTGACATCAAGGTAGAGGCTCCAGCTAAGCCAGCATACAAATCTGTAGGCGTAACGCCAGATCCAAAACCCCCCGTTGTTAAGCCCGCCAAGGCTGTTGCAAAGCCAGACGCACCAAAGGGTTGGACGCTATCCGCTGACCAGGAAGAGTTTGGTAGTCCGGGCTGGGTATCAGCAATTAAAGGTGGAGCAGAAGTCGCATTATCTCTTGCACAAACAACAGATGATGTAGCAAACATCTTTAAAAACAATCGAGTCTCTTTTGACAAGATTGAAGAAGTAGATAAGAAAGCATTTTCTGATCTTATGAGCATTTTTTCAACAACCAAGAAGTCTTTAACAAAGGAATAAACACATGGCATATCCCAACAAAGGTACATTAAATGTATCCAAAAAGAAAACGAGCGATAAGTCTCCAGACTGGTACGGCGATATCAAGATTGATCCATCGTATCTTGAGAGCTTAGCTCCAGATCAGGACGGTCTGATAGTAGTTAAGTTATCCGCCTGGAACAGAGAGTACCCAAATACTGGCAATAAGTTTATTTCTATGGCCGTAGATACATATGTAAAACCAGAGGAGAAAATGCCTTATGAATAAGAAACCAGCAGTAGTCGCTAAGACTGCAAAGAAACGTGGTCGTCCAGTTGGGACTAAGAATAAGCCAAAGGTTGAGGCTCCAATACAAGTGGACTGGGAAAAGCTTGCTAAGCAATTGCAAGCAGCTCTTGCCTCACAGATTAAAGACAACGATGCCCTTGAAACCGAGCTTTCCAGAAAGCGTACATTCTCGGAACGCCTAGCTTGTTTGGTGACTGGACGCATATAAATGGAAACTAGCCAATTTGAGGCTAAGAAGGTAGCCCTCAAGCAGACCAAGGACGGGCATGTGCTTACCCTAGCAATTCATCCTGATGATTCTCCAGACGAGATTCTGAGGGATTTTGTAGGGGCTAGGTACATGGTCGTCATGGTCAGGCTAGCGGACTCCGAAGAGCCAATGAACCGTGATGAATTTGCTGGCGCGCAGATGGTGAAGTTAGCTGGAATGTTATGCAGAGATAAAAACTTTTGGGATTATTTGCATGACATCGGTCAACTGTTTGAGAAGAATGAGGCTGAGTGTATTAGCTGGCTTCAAAACTACTTATGCGTCCCATCCAGATCTGATATAAAAACAAATAAATTAGCTCAAGAAGAGTTAAAAAATCTATACACGGAGTTTAAAGAATGGAAAAACTAGTACCGTACAGTTTGTATTTGTATCCAGAGCATGTACAAAAGATGCGTAAGCTTGCAAAAGAACGCAAAGCCTCCGCATTTATTAGGGATGCCTTGATTGCGGCATTTAATAAAACAGATGACTATCAAACAGGGTACAAAAAAGGACTGCGAGATGCCTGCGGTGTTATTAAAAATACTCCAGAGGCTTCCATGATGCTAGTAAAGGACGAGTCTTTAGATAAATTTTTGGTTAAACAACTAAGAGACCTGGAGGGTTAAATGTTTACGGATGAAAAAAAAGATGCAGAAGATTTTGTGATTACTGTATACCGTCTTTTACAGGCGGAAAACCCTCAGTACAGGGTAGCATTCTTTGCTTTTTTAACTTTAGCTGCAGTGATATCTCAGGAAATGGACATGGAACCAGAGCAGTTTATGAGCTATGCAGGGACTGTGCTAGAAAATACTAGGGATATGAAAATATCAGAATTGCAATGAACGATAAACAGTACATGAGGTTTTTAGCAGCTTGTTTTGCCATTGTTGGTGGGAATTCTCCCAAAACTGCAGTAACTATTGCAGACGAACTATTAGAGGAGCTGGAAAATGAAAAAACTAATGGTAACGGCATTGCTGCTGTTATCCCTAAACGTCCACGCAAGCGGAGTGATAGCTGAGGTTGTTAACGAGGGTGGCGGAAGTATTGCTTTAACTGATATTAAATGCACAACAATTCCGAATACCTTTGTAGCATACTCTTATATACCTAGCGGTCAATCCATACTTGGGTGCTGGGCTTCTGATGACTCAAGGGTTTTTGTGCGGTGGGCTGATGGGGAGATTAGGTCTTATGCCATTGAGGTTTTTAAACTAAGAAAGAAGAAAGCCTACCTATGACACATGGTGAAATAGAAGAGGTTATACTAGCATTAAGGGCCGCTGGCATGGCTTGCCCAGAATATGAAGTATTACCTGACGGAAGTTACCACTTTTTTAATGGACAAAAAATACAGGATTTTACTCTACATATCCCAGAATCCGGGAGTGATGTCGGCTGACATTAAAGTAAACCTCAGCAGATCTTCTATTGGGGTTTACGCCCGGATGCTATTGGATGAAGGCATTATCCAAAAAGATGCAGATGGTCGCTGGAGCTTGGCCGATGGATATGTACTGCAAGAACCAGTCAGGAAAGAAACGCCTATGGATATCGTTGAACAACAGATACGCAAAATGATAGAGATGAATGACCAAAGATGAAAAGATCGCACTTAGCAAGATTGCCGGACTCGGATGTATTCTCTGTTCCGAAGTCCTTGGGATTACAGGCTCTGCGGCAGAACTCCATCATGTGCGCCGTTACGGAGCTAAACGGTCTGCATCCCCTGTCTTGCCGTTATGCCCAGAACACCATAGGGGAAACAATGGTGTTCACGGACTGGGTACAAAAGGTTTTGAAAGTAAATGGGGAGTTACCTACGAGGCATTACTGGAGCGCGTCAACGAAAAGATTGGAGAGAAGTCTTAAAGTTCCAAGGGATCTAGACCGAGTTCCGTCGCTACCAGCTTACATCGATCCCTAAACGCTTTGCCGTGATGTAGCCAACGATCACCTTTTTGCCGATGAAAGCTCATGTGTATCATCTCATGGCATAGGGTCGTAATAACGGTGTAGTAATGACCACACCTGGCAGACGATACCGTAATGCTATGCTCGTAATCTTCCCCTGTGTCATACAAATACGTACCCATAATCTCAGCATCTGCCGTAACTATAAACTCCACCTCTTCTGGCAACGGCATTTTCCAACGGCTGTACGGATAACAACACGCTAAAGAGGCGTATAGATTTCTAAGCACGGGTGGCGTAAGCTGTTTCATACTTGATTAATACAACCCCTAAACTCAAACTCGTCTTCTCCGCAAACCTGAATCAGCTCTGGCAGCATTAGACGACCTCTTTCCCAAGATAGTAGGGCAAACCCTGAGCGCCAGTCCTTTGGGCTATCCTCAGTATAAGCCATGAACTGCTCCCCATTTGGATCCGCAAGACAGCCCGTTTGAACGCCATAGCGGGTTCCATTGTAGTCGGTAAGGGGTTGCACTGCCAAATTGTGTGTATGCCCTGTAACCATGTTTACGCCCGAATTAAGGGCATTGGCTCTACCCGCCCCGAAAGAACCCTTCCAGCGGTGCTTGATGCAAGTATCCTCATTAACCCAGTAAGACCAACATGGTTTCCACAAGGGGAAGTGATCCTTAAGGGTAAACCCTGATACGCCCTCATACATACTTGTTTGAGACGAGAGAAAAGTCTCAAAACGGGAGTCATGATTTCCCAACGTCCATATTAGTTCTGCTCCCTTGGATACCTTTTCAATACCCGCCATCATCTCTATACAAGACTCTAGCTCTTCTTTAACTGACGGAGTATTTTCCCAGCCAATACGAGCATGACGGCTAGCTTGTGACCCGTCAAATATATCTCCATTTGCCACGACCACCTTTGGGGCAAATTCTTTGATAATCATGAGTAGCGCTTTGTACGCTGTAGTAACTTCTCCGGGCCAGAAGTGAGCGTCTGAGAAGACCACTACACGACCTTTTTCCATGTCAGTCCCACGGCGGGCGTGACCTGGAGTCTGGTCTACCTTTTTTAAATAGGCTGGATTCTGGCTAGCAAAAGTAGGTAGCTGAATTCCTAGTTTATTTTCTAAATTTCTGCGCCGTCCATAAACATTCCGAATAGAAATTTTATGTGTTTTTGCAAACTCTTCAGGACTGCCAATCTTATTCCAAGAAGCAATCCACTCCTCATCAGTTAACCAATAG